CCTTGGAACACGGGATACTCAACTCCGTTTCACGCCACAATGGTGTTGCCACTGCATTCCCTTGGGAAAGGGCACGGCTGAGAAAAGAAGAGGAAGAACCATTCAGAAATGGCTCCTTTACCGTACGTGTACTACACATGACTAATTGTCCTTGTGTACTTGTTGGTACTGATGGGATGTACTGTACAACCGCCTTTGTAAACCTGTATTTCTCAAAAGCCCGAGACAACGATCCTAACATCGCGTTTTGGTAGTAAGAAGGGTTCAACAGCACTGAGGCGGCTGGTTGGTAGTTAGCTGTGTTAGCTGTTTGCACACTGCCGGCAAAATCCGATCCTGAGATCTTGGATGTACCGCCACTGCGTGTGATATTTGGAGGTTGTAGCTTCAGTGAAAAGCCATATGATGCTGGGACAGAGGATAAACTGACCCCAGCGTGGTTTGTTGTTTGTGGAGCTGATCCACGTAAAGATTTGCGTTGGTTATTTTTGTTCATGTTGATATTATTATTGGTGATAAGTCTATCGATCGATCTCGACACAGCTTGAACCCCAACAGCCGCTGCGGCTAGTAGCCGTTTAGGTTGGGAGGGAGTAAAGTTCTCAGCAGCAAACGCGTAATCAGCGGATTCAAGATCCGATTGATTAGCGTACGCAGCGTCATGCACTTTACAAGTTGCATCAAAGACGTCCAGGGCCGGGACATCAGAAATCACAGATCCCTGATGTTTACCCGCAGACCAGTCAGGCCCACAGTAATTACCATGATAGCGCATTGAGTAAATTGGTATAGTTGGTATGTCTATCGGTGATCTCAGGAGTTAAGTGGTCAAATTCATACTCATCAAAGTATTTCTCCAACTCCACTTGGGCGTCAGGGACAATACCCCAAGCCTTAAACACCTGAAACCGAACACTTGCGCTCGGCTCACTGTACTTTCTCTCCATACCAAACGAAAGCAGTGCCATCCCTGAATGGCGTGTGGTTTCAGCGGCAACTTTCGTACGAACGTTACCTCCGATTCTACACAGGGCTTTATAGAAGCTTTGAACGACTGGGATACCCCCTGTCAAGCTCATACCTCCTTC